AGTTTGTGTCCGACACTTTGTGTCGGGCGAGTTTGTGTTGGGCGTTCGGGAGATAGAAATAGTCGCTCTGCGAACTGCGTACGATAGTCGTACGGCGGAGAGGTTTGTGTTGGCGTGGGCGTATCGGTAGCCGTAGTCGCTCGGTGGTCGTAGTCGTATTTCATTTGACTTAGCCACCCCCATGCCGTATTCTTAGAGAGTGGATATTCCTATATCTACTCGCTGTACGATAATCGTACGGCAACTACTGAAAGGTCAGGTTATGGTAACTCTACTAATGAGCGACATAGTGGCTATCACTATCGCGCTCACAGTTACGGTTGGTCTGCTCGTAAGCACAGCCGTTGCGAACCACCGACTCACCGAGTCGCGCAATTACTGGCGCGAGGCTTACTTCCAAGCCGAGCAAGATATAGACAAGCAGGGCATGTAATGGCTAGTTATCGTCTCGGCGGTATCAAGGCTACTCACTATCAGAAGCAGGAGTTCGTCTACGATATCCTGCAAGCAGGGGCAGAGGCTAACCTATTCATAGCCCACGCTCTAACCTTCCTTACATGGCGCGAAGTCCAAGAGATCGGATACCGCACTACCACTCACCTAAAGAGATCAGACAATGCGTACGATAATCGTACAGAAGAAGGAGAAGTAGATGCCTAATAACGATACTGTGTTTAGCCCTAGCAACACTTGGGCTTTCATAGAAACTGGAGTGTGCGAGAGGTGCCAGAAGCCACGCCACCTATACGCCAACTCAATGGTTCACAACTTCATAGGTTGTGGATACTGTTTAGTTCAGAAGTTCCAAGACACTTTGCGATCCGTATCAGAATTAACTGGGCTTAGCGAAGAGTGGCATGCTAAATATGAGGTGATGTATTCCGAGTCTCAGGATATGCGGAATATGAGAGAAGCAATAACCTTGCCTAAGTTTGATGAGGATAACTGCCATGTCTGCTATCACCCTTTCGGTACGGCTAGTTACCGTAAGTTAGAAGTGTTTGACGGAGAGGGCAATACTATCCAAGCCCATGCTTGTTGCACTACATCTTGCGATAGATGCACCGTTACTCATGCCTCATATGATTACCAAGCAAGCCGAGACGGACTAGTCTTTACAGACTTTGATAAGTATCTGGGAGATGTTATCTGTCCGAAATGCGTTACCGAAGTGAAGCAAGAGTACGGCGAAGCCGCCTTCTTCTACTGTGATGAGTGCAGTTCGTACGAGTTAAACGCAGACTCTCGTACCTTTAACGGTAGTCGCTACTGTTATCGTTGCTATGAGAACAATGTCTATGAGTGCAGTGAGTGCAGTGAGCAATACTGGTCAGAAAATAGCCATGAGTGCGATGAGGATATAAGTAGCAACCTTATCCACGATTATAGTTATCGCCCACGCCCTCACTTCTTTGGTCAGGCTAAGTATTACTTTGGCTTTGAGTTAGAAGTGGAGTCCGAGGGTAATAGTCGGAGAGCAGGTGCTTCGTATGTGGTTGATCATCTTAGCCCACGCGTGTACCTTAAAAATGACGGCTCACTGGAGGAAGGGTTCGAGATCGTGTCGCACCCTCACTCTCTGGAGGAGTTGCAAAAGAAGTTTAATTGGGAAACCTTAACTGGTCTGCGCAAGCAGGGCTTCCGTTCATGGCATACCAATACCTGCGGTCTGCATGTACATGTGAGCCGTACTGCCTTCGGTGAGGTGCTTAATAGATCAGACATAGTAAAGTCGCAAGCCCACGAGTTGCGGTTTATTAAACTGATCTACGACAACCAACGCCAGATCGAACGCCTTGCAGGGCGCTCATCTCACTATGCCAAGTTTAACGATAAGGGTAGCCTTGCTAACCGCGTTAAGTATGGTAGCCAAGATGATCGCTATGAGGCGGTCAATAGTCAGAACGAGAAAACGCTGGAAGTCCGAGTCTTTCGAGGCTCGCTTAAACCTGCGCGCGTGCTGTCTGCTGTTGAGTTGGTTCACGCTTCCGTTGAGTACACTCGTGATCTCAAGGTGAACGGCAACAACAACGCCCTAAAATGGATTCACTTCGTACGCTTCGTAGCCGACCAAGCGGAGACATATCCTAATCTAGTCAATGCTATCCAAAGCACCTTCGATAATGATACGCCCGTCCAAGAGATCGACTAACCGTACGATAATCGTACAGAAAAGAGTAATGCTATGTGTATGCTATGTGTAATCCCGCCTAATTTAATACCCACACGAGAGAAGTTAGAAAACTCTGCTCTCAATAATCCAGACGGCTTCGGCTTCGCTATCGTTATCCCTAGCGAGAACCGTATCCATGTAGAACGCACCATGAACGCAGATGCTTCGATCTCACGCTTCCTAGAGATGAGAGAGAAGTATCCAGAAGGTTATGCTACATGGCATGCCCGATACGCTACTCATGGTTCGACCACCGTAGATAACTGCCACCCTTTCCAAGTTGGAATAGGTAACACGCAGACTTATCTAGCCCATAACGGTATCTTGCCAGTGCTTGAGCCAGTAGGTGATACTCGTAGCGATACGCGTATCTTCGCTGAGGATATCTTGCCTGCTATCGGTGGCGTAACTGCCCTAGATAACGATCAGGTCTGGAATATCTTAGAGGACTTCACGCAAGGCTCTAAGGTTGTAATCCTTACCGTTGATCCACGCGCTAAGCACCAGTGCTATATACTGCACGAGAACAAGGGTTGGAAGGATAGTAGCGGTGTCTGGTGGTCTAACCAGAGTTGCTATCTATCAACCCCTTCATCTGGCTTTGCTAGTCCGTATTCCTACGGACTTAAAGATGATAAGGCTGAGAAGTGGGTAGATTGCGAAACTTGCGAGTCTTTCTTCGAGGCTTCTCAGATGATAGACGGCTATTGCAAGCAGTGTGGTACTTGCGTAGATTGCAAAACCTATGTAACCGAGTGCTTATGCTACAAGGGTTCAGGCTACGATAAGGACTCAGTAGAAAAGACCCTATGGAATACATGGGAACCCAACTACCCTACCAAAGGTGGGTGGGCTACCTATGAGTAAGCCTCATGTACCAGTGCCACCTACTCCATACTACTACGGCGTACGCGCCGAGTTATTCCTACATGACGCGCAACAAGCGCTTCGTGAAGGAAGGTCGCAAGACCATGCAAAACTGATGGTGCGAGCCACGCACTATCAAGAGTTGGCAGGACAACTGCCCACTGTGTACGATAATCGTACAGAGGAAGGAATAAATGGATAAATATAGATCGTGTAAGTGTTATTCATGCAGGACACTGATCCAAGTGGCTGTGCATGATTACGCTGAACGAAACTACTGCCACAGTTGTGCTATGGCAAAGATCGGTGCAGTAAGTATGGCTGATGCTAGAGGGGAAGTAGACCAGTATGAGTAATCATCACCATGTCGCCTTCTTTGAAGAGCAAGCCTTATGCGCGTCCAGTGATCCCGATATGTGGTTCCCTGAACGCAAATATGCTACCGACTCTAGCCATTACCGCAACGAGGAGTCAATGCAGGCGAAGGCGATCTGTCGCTCATGTCCTGCTAATCCTGAGTGCTTAGAGTACGCACTGCGTTACTCTGGGTTACATGGTATCTGGGCAGGGTTAGACCCTTCTGAACGCTCTAAGTTGCAAGACGGTAAGAGCGTTATTCCGTTTCACACTACGATACCTATGTCTAGTCAAGGCTGGGTTGAGGGTGTTAAATTACAGGAGGGTTAACTATGTTAAACGAAGATGATAACTACGAAGTAGAAAGTGTGGTAGAGCAGTTGATCTTTATGCTGTGGTTGTCCGTTGGGATAATCGCGGTCATAGTGCCGATACTTGCTTTAGCACTCTAGTTAGGCTATACTAAGAGGGTGGGTGGCTACTTGCCCGATGCTTGTAGCCACTCACCTACTGTACGATAATCGTACACTAGCGAAAGGATAGTAATGACTACAACAATAGAGGTACATCGTGCAAGCGACTCTATGATGCAGTTAGGTTGGATAACTATTACTAATGCGCCAGAAGGAGATACCGCTGTCTACGGTATTTTTTCAACCGCAGAGGAAGCAATATCTCATGGTGATAAGTTAGTCAATGCTAATGTAGTGCCGATCTATGCACCAACGATACACTAGATGAAATGTCCTAATTGTAAAACGCGCATACCCGTAACAGATACAACTCTAGAAGGCTTCCCCGTATGTATGGAGTGCTTCTGGATATCTCACCTAAGAATAGCAACTGTACGATAATCGTACACGCCCCTCACCTTAATTGGTGGGGGGCTTTTTCTTTGCCTTCTTTAGCCAGTGATCGCCTGTCTTATGCTGGCAAAAACAACCGACAATACAATTCTGGTGCAGCATAATAGCGATAGCGAAATCTCCAGTGGAGTTGGCTAAGCCTGCTGACTTACATGGTGTGCAGATCATGCGTTATCTATCCCTTGCGCTTGGAACGGGGTAACGCGCTTGCTACGGCGCTCAGCGCGGTTGGCGGCAGCGCGAACAGGGGTCTGAGCAGGAGTTTGTGTTGGAGAGACCTCGCCGTTCTGCGGTTCAGACCTAGCCGCTGTATCATTAAAGATAGGAGAGTTGGCAACAGCGTTGCAATACTGTTCAAAGTAATCTACGAAGATATATATCTGTGCAGAAAGACTTTCTATTACAGTCTTGATCTGTTCGAGCGATTTAACAAACTCAGGATCTTGGGCGTCAGTCCAAGTCTTGTCCGCTAACTTCGTCTCCAGCCATTGAAATATCTGCGGTGTCTGGCTCAAGTTCTCTTGCATTGGCTTCCTCTTCCGTGTAGTCCCGTTCCCTGCGTGGCTTACTGCCACCAAGAATATTTATTAAGTTGTTCACTGATCTGTTAACTCTCATACGTGCTGCATCTTCTGAGATGCCTAACTCGTTAGCAAAGGTCTTGTTATCACATCCATCGCCGAAACGAAGATACAACATACTCATCTGCTTTTCATCTAACTTAGCAAACCCACGCTGTATGTCTGCGACCATAGCGAACCAGTTGCCACCTTCGGAGGCTACCTTCTTGCCAGTAATATACCCTAAGTCTTGAATAGATGGTGCTACAAGATCACCCCTGATAACAGAAGGTAATAGCGCTTCGATCAGTTCTCTGTCGTAGTAGTAGTTGTCCTCTACACGATAGCCCACAGCCTGAGCCTTCTGCTTCTGGCAGTAGTCCTTAGCCGCGTTACGCAACGATCTAGCAATCAACTTAATAGACTGCTTGCCGTCTAATGCTTCCCATGTCTTTACCTTGTTAGGGTGTTCCAAGAACCATATCCATAGTTCCTGTCGCACATCATCGGCATCAATCATGTGAAACTTACGGCTAAACTCATAGGCGATATGCGCTACAAGTTGATCGTATTTGTCTGTATCTACTACCACTTAAATGTTTTTCCATCCACAGTAAATGAATTGTTAATGATAGGAACTAACTGCGGTGTGACGTTCTTACCGTCCACATGCAAGATACCAAAGCCCTGTTGCCAAGTGAACAACCCTGCCTTGATATATTTTGCATTACGGTAATCCATAAGATTACCAAGTTCCATACCCCAAATAGTTTTAGGCTTACCACCACGATATGTTTGAGTCTGATGTGTGAGACCCATGCGATGCGTGTGACCACACACTACAGACATACCTGAGCGTTTCGCTAAACCCAATGCAGTAGCGCCAGCCGTAGGCTGTACGTTTCCTTCATCACCATGCATAAGCAACCAGCCTGGGGCTAGTTCGTATGGGTCAGAATGATATTGGATCTCAAGTTCTTTAAGTCCAAGAAAGTTTTCTAATTGCAACTCAGGCAAACCAAGAAGTCCTGGCGCTCTCATAGCAACTGTTGTGAACAATCGATCCGTATGATTACTACGCACCATATGTTCAACGGTTAAGTCATACAAGACTTGACGAGTAAGATCACGGTCACGACCAATAGATCGTTCGAACTCTAGTTCGGTTCCCTTACTCCATTTTGAAATAGTCTGCATATCCATTTCGTCACCACAGGATACGACTGTCTCTGGTTGATACCATTGAATGAACTTCGCCACTGCCTTCGTGGCTTCTACATCGTGATATGGGACTTGAAGATCAGAAATACAGACTATGTTTTTCACTTTTTCTTGGCTCGTCTCTTATTTTCTAAGCCTACGTTTTTCTTCTTGGACAGGATGCGTAGGTTAGATATCCCATCTTTACCAGCACGACCACCATTATCAATGTGATCTACTTCCTGATTACGCTTTAGTTTCTTTCCTGTAGCGCGCTTAAAATCCAAGCGAGCCTTATTTGTAGATGTAGTTTCAGTAGTGCCATCTTTTTTCTTACGCTTGATAACGTAGATTGGGCGTCCACCATTTTGTTTGCTTCCTTTATATGGGCCGAATATTTTCATTTGTATGCTCCTGTTTTTTCTTCTGCTAATTCTTTTGCCATGCCATTGTTATAAAAATCTATAATAATATCATCTAATTCATGCGTATCTAATACATACCAATCGGAGTTACCATTTAGCCATAAATGTGTATGGTAAGAACCCCTCATAATCCACTCAAAAGGCTTCGCTAATAGTGGTCTTGGTTTAGGATAGAATTTTAGTTTATTCATCAGGCCATTGTCCTTTCAGTACCATTAGTCCGATTATAGCATAGTTTGCAAGGTCGGCGTAGGAGTCTTGTAGTGACTCATTTTCTGCGTCCTTACCACTTTCGAGTAGGTGATTGATACGTGCGATCTTGTCCCACATTCTGACCCTAAGCCCGTTGAGGGGGCCTCCTGGGCTTTGAGAGATATTCTTTGGGCCGTAATCGTTATGCTTTCTGAGCAGTAAGTTAGTAAGTTCATCGACGTTGCTCCACAAGTCTAGTTCGAATTTGGTTGGATCTTCTATCGTTTCCGCTTTACTCATTGTCTTTGAGGAGCCTTTCTGCGCCGTTGATTATGTCTTTCATCTCTGAGGCTACAACAGCCTCTTCAATGTAATCTTCTAGTTCATCATCAGATGCATTGACCATAAGGGTTGTAGCGCTCTGTACATGGTCAAAGATGCCATCTAAATCGCCTTGATCTACAAGTTCATTAAGGATCTTTAAGAAGGTGAATAGATCAAATGAGTAGCGCTTGCTAAGTTTTACTTCCCAACCGAACTCAACACCACAGTGGTCAAGGAATTCAAATACATTACAGGTGGTGAAGTCGCAATCGTCCTGACAACTAAAGTGTCCGTCAACTGGCATTAACATTATGCACCTTCTATCTTAGTTCTAAAGTAATCCGCACCATGTGTGCGGTACATAGAATTAACATCTTCTCCCTCAGGCATCTGTACTACAGTAAGATTAGGTAGTTCTCTAGAAAGAGACTTACCAAACTCTGTTCCAGCGTTATCACCGTCTGCGAATAAGAATACCTTATCAAAGTCGGCTAGGAGCCTTGAGTAGTGCTTCTTCCAGTTGTTGACTCCTGGGACTCCCACCGCAGGTATACCGCAAGTGACATCGAGTGTGATCGTATCAATTTCGCCTTCGCATATACATATATATGACGATGCTTTGAAGAAGGCACTGACATTATAGAGATGCGTGGTAGCACCCGATAGACCCATGTACTTTGGTTCGGATAAGTCCATTGACCTGAATCTAAGGTCAACCACCCCCGAACGCGTAATATACGGAATCGCCAAGCGATTCGTATAGGCTTCATGACCCGTTAGTGGCTCGAGCACGACGCCCAAGCGAACTTTCTGGGCTTGCTCCAGAGTTATTCCCCGTTCTGCGAGGTAATCCTCCGCTTCGTGTAGAGCGCTGTGGTAGTACTTCGCCGCGCGCGTCAAGTATTCTCTGTGCGATGCTGATTGCTTCACGGAATTCGACTCCCTCTTTGTTCATAATAATAGCATACCCGTCGCCTTTCATCTGGCAAGCGTGGCAACAGAAGGCTCCATCGTCAGTGTTAGCAGATGCAGATGCATGGCTATCATCATGGAATGGACACTTCATAGAGAACCAACCACGACGGGTCGGAACCCGAGCACCGTAGTACTCGAGAACCGCCGTCATGCTTGGCTTGTCATACTTCATTTATCAATAGCCTTCTTTAATAGTTCTAACCAGACTGATACAGGCATACTAGCATACCAATCGGCAGGCGAGCCTTTACCTTTTCGTTTATGAATAACAACACCAGTCCAAGCCTTTGCATGCTTAGTCTCTAGTATCATCTCTTCAATCCAACCAGATAGAACCATCTTGGCGTGATCTTTAACTTCTATGCAGACACCATTGACTCCAGCGATGTCGCCCTTATCTTCTTGCGCCCCTGCTAAACGCCTTTCGGCGTACGGGAATCCGTTCTCAATTAGATAAGTGACTACATCGCGTTCGGCTTTAGAGCCTTTGGCTTTTGCTGCATTAGACAATTAGTACCACCCATTTGCATTATGGAACGCCAGCGCCCTTGATGGGCTACCGTAGCGATGTTTAATATATTTCAATCCTAAATCAATTTGCTTAGTCTGGGGAGTGTCCTCAGGCATTGTCAGCATCTGGGGAATGCCGTATGCGCTAGATCGTGGGTTATTTGCCGTGTAATCCCAACGAGACTCTCGATCCCATAACTTGTGAAGTGCTTTCCACTCATAGTTGCTTCGGTATGTAGCAAGAACTTTCCCTCTCGCTACCTGTTTTGCTATCTTCTTCATATAAGAAATGCTCGGTTCGCATGGTGGAACCATCTCTATAGTCCGTGTATGAGTCTTGGTAAGTATCGCACCCACAGCGTGAGGCAAGGTTCCCACAAAGACTACAACAGACATTAGCCAAGCGTATATTTTCAGTCGTTTCATTTTTACTCCTCAATCGGTGCGGTTGCCCGTGTTCCACAGTCAACACACTCCATATCTCTGAAATACATTCCGATAGTACCATCCTCATCGAACGATACCTTTAGATTCCAAACGAAACATCCACAGATGCATACCGTGGTGGGTTCACCACGGATATCCATCGCCCTTGTATAATCTGGGTATAGGTCATTGATGTCTTTCATCATACCCTCTCAGGTATATCTGAAACATCCATCATTTCTGGATTGAACTGCAACCAAAAAGCCGTATCCCCTGTTGGATCTGCCTTACCGTATCTGTTCTTCACTGGTGCTACGGCGATAAAACCAGGAGCATTAGATCCGACAGTACAGATAAGAGCAGGCAACTGCGCGACCATGCCCTGCAAAGCAGAACGTGGTTGGCACGGATTCCCCAGATACGACTCTTTGGTGTGGTGCAGTAACAATACAGCAGCGTTGGTATCTCTTGCGAGATATTTCAACTCTTTAATTGTGGAACGCATAGCAGCAAACTCTTCCCCTCCATCATTGGCGATATCCATAAGGTTATCAACAACAATGAGAGTCGGCGCACACCCCCACAATTCTTCGAATGCTTCTACCTCTTGGTCAAGATCGGACAGCGTTGGTGCTGACTCAAATGACCAAAAGATATGACCCGAAGAATTATTTATGATTTTTCTTGAGTTCTCAACATCATCAACTAAAAGCATCTCTGCTTCACTTTGAGGCTTGTTGATTATCATTGATAGCAGACGCATAGCCATTGTGTGGGCGTTTGTGTCGGCTGAGATATACAGAGTTGGAACTTTAGCCCGTAAAGCAATCGCAAGTGCCAGCGTAGATTTACCTGCGCCTGGAGTTCCTGCAATCATCGATATTTCAGATCGCCGAATAACGACCTTGTTAGCATCGAAAGTGCGGAATACTGACGGCAAAGGTTCGCCACCAATATCTACACTGCCTACTGCACGGGCTAGAGTTCTCATCTTCTATGCATCTCCAATACGATTATGATCGCTAGTGCTACGAATAGCCCTGTAAGGGCTGCTCCCATTTAGAAAGAAGCCCACTCTGCATCATTACGGCGAACCCATACAGGCTCACACTGATCTGGAGTTCCCTTAGGTGAAGGACACATAAATGCCTTCCATGGGCCTTTTGCTCCAGCGCCAGTGCGCTTAGACATTACACCGTGTGAGCAGGATCGTGAAGTTGGCGCACCAGTGTTACTCGCTCCACCAGTCACTGGATGTGCTGTGTGGATGATGCTTGCTCCAAGCCCTTCTCGGATATTTTGTACTGCCTGAACACCGTTTGAAGGTGCTCCTATTAGAGACTGTGCCATTTCCTTCAAGAGGTCTTGCGACTCCTCGATGCCTACAGCACTCTCTAGTGCTTCACAGAAACCAGCATAGGTCTCTGAGGCTACCACGAAGATACGACCATCGGGTAGTTTACTGCTGACTTGGAAGTTACCAGTCATTTGTTTCTCCTATCGTTGTGTGGTTAAAAACTTGCAGTGGGATATTACACCACATCTGCCACAATTATTAAGGTTAGGCAAGAAGATAGTTTCCTTGCGCGCCTTATCGAAGGTATTGAGTATATCTTCAATGCGATCTTCATGTAGGTTATCTAGACTCCACTGAGTTACATGTCCTGTACGCGCATCCCAGAAGCCAGCACGATCTACGATCACGCCGTGCTTCTTCAAAGCCCAAGCATAGACGGCTAATTGTAGTGGGTGTCGCTGACTAGAAGCACCTGTCTTGATATCAAGCAGGACTAAGTTGCCCTCAAAGTCAACCATTACACGGTCAATAGCCATCTTGACTACGGTATCTTCGATAGGAATTTCATATTCCTTTTCGATAAAATCTTTATAAATAGACCAGCCAGAGTTGCGGAACTTAATCCAACGCTCAAGCATCCAGATGCCTTCGCCATACCACCACGACATATCTTCACGCTTGGCAAACTGCCACTCGCTCATGTCGCCGTTGGCTTCTTCATCTTCTTTGACTTGTTGGAACCAGACATTGTTCCAGATGGTTTCGAGATCGCCACCTTCTAGGTCATAGACTTCGGTAGCCTTGTGGACGGCAGAACCGCCAGTGAACCAGACGGCATGACCCTCTGAGTGCTTTTCGACTTTGGTTAGATAATACTTCCAACCGCACTCTTGATAAGTAGATAGGGACGAGTAAGAGATATGTTCAGGTAATGAGTTCATAGGTAGAGTGTAACACACCCCAGACTAGGGGGAGACCCGACGACACGGGTTTCTTAAAACCTGCCTGAATCCGGATTTTAAGAAACGCCCCCCTACCCCCCAAAAAAAATTTGGTGGTTCAGGGGAGCGATGCTGTATTCAGGCATTTGCCGTCATCCATCATTTGAAGTTTCCGCCCCACGGCTTTCACCGCACATCGGACTATACACCTGTGTTATGATCGGCGCATGACAACTAAACTAAAAACATCACCCGAAGTATGTGCCACTAAAAGGCGCTGGGCTTGCAAGTCCCACGCTAAGTCTTTCTTGAAGAAACACAAGTGGCTCAACCAACACCCATACGTTTGTAATCAGTGTGGGTTTATCCACCTAACTTCTTACGCAAGGGACATGACCAAATGAAAATGCCGTGCGAATTATGCGATACTTGGACAGATCACACTACCTGTGATATCTGTGACGAGACCAGTTACTGTAAACAATGCCTATCATGTTGGGAGCCTCACTAATGGTTGAATACGAGAAATGTCAGTTGTGCGACAAAGTAATCAATAGCGAAGAAGATGCTTTTACTATCGTAGACGGCGATGAATATCAATGTTGGGATTGCTACTGCTTCCCTCCAGGGAGATAACCGTGCCTACCTACGAGTACAAGTGTAATAAATGCGAACACCTATTTGAAACGATCCGCTCCTACCGCGAGCGCGAGACTGAGATCAACTGTCCGCAGTGTGGAATGACCTCATCAAGGGTCTATTCAGCACCTGCTGTGCAGTTCAAGGGAACTGGCTTTTACTCTACGGGTGGGTAAAAGACAAAAAAGCCCCCTATCCTGAGTATTTCTACTTAGGTAGGGGGTTTCCTTGTCTCTACGGGGCTGCTAGGGGTCTTAAAAGGGCTGTTTAAGCCTTGCTTCCGCGCCCAAATTCCTTAGCCTTAGGGTCTAAAGCCTTCCAGAGGGGTGCTATGAAGGCAGAGGCAAATGCGTAAGCCAATGTCTTAGGGTCAGTCACACCTGCTGCATAAAGCGCCACCACTGATGGCACTGCTGCACGAGCGTAGGTTGTTGCTATTGCAATTAGTTTATCTGTATTCATTGTTTCTCCTTAGGACTTGAACACTGGCTTGCCGAAGCCAACCACTGTTACTGCTTGTGACTTGCGTAACTTAGAACCATTCTTCTTCTTAAAGGCGCGTACCTTGAGGCAGACCTGACCACCGTTGCGCTGGTCGCCCTTCTTATCTGGGGCAGTATTGCCTTCGATGCAGGTAACTGTTCCGTCTCCGTTGTCCTTGACTACGATACCAATATGTGAGATGCGATCTACACCATCGTTAGGGAAGTCAAAGAATACGATGTCTCCTGGAAGTGGCTGTGCAGTATCGCTAGCCTTTTCCCATTGACCCTTCTTTTCAAATGCTTTAGCGCCAACAACTGTTGATACGCAGTTAGGGATCTTTAGACCCACTTCATTAGCACACCAGTTGACGAATGAGCCACACCAAGGCAGGAAGTTAGCCTTAGTAAAGGCTCCATACTTGGTCTCGTTGTCCTTTGGGCCTTCAATGTAGCCCATCTCACCACGAGCAGTGGCGATAAAGTCCATGCGTTGTCCCATTATTCACTTGCTTTCTTGTCAACCTTAGCAAAGGCTGCGTTGATTTCTTCTGATGTAAGGCTTCCGTCTGCTAGGTAGAAACGGGCTAGTGCTTCAAGCACTCGTGCTGCGCCAAGCGCACCAGCAAGTGTTGCTGCCTGCCATACTTCGATACCTACCAAAGAGCCAGCACCAATAACACCGAGAGACTCTGCTGCAATCACAGCAAAGATTCTCATCATTACATTCTTAAATGTATCCATTATTCGTCCTTGTCCATAGGGTTTCTGATTGGGTATGTAACAGCCCAAAAGAATAGGGTTGCAAAAATGGCAACACCGACTACTTGTTTGGCTGACCCATCGAGTACTACCCAAGCAATAAACATGCCCAGTAGTGTCCAGAGTTGTTCAACCATGTCTCTTAGTATTTTCATTACTTGCGTCTCCTAACGCCTTTAGAGTCTGATGATCCCCCGCCTCCGCCTGACGAACCGCCTCCACCAGTACTACCTGATGATGCGGCTCCTGCTGCCATACCTGCTGCACCAATGGCAGCCTGTCCAGCGATAACTGCTGCAACGATTGTCTGTTCTGATTCTGTTCGTTCTTCATCAGACATATCTGCACCAATGCTGCCAATGGCAAGCAAGGCTTGAGCAGGATCTGTGAAGATCGCATTAATAAGTTCTGCAGGGCTTTCGAGCACTAAGAGTGCTGCTGCTACCTCTGCTGTGATAACTACTTCGTTACCGTTTTCATCTTGACGCACCTCAACAGGAGTCTCTGGAGGTAGGTCTGAGTATGTGAGTCCAGCATCTGCGATTGCTGCTGCTGTTACTGGTGCATCACCTGCTGCTTCAATAATTGCTTCTGCAACTGCAGCCTTCTCTTCCTCTGTAGCGTTTTCATCTGCTACCATAGGAGGCTCTGGCGCTAATTCTGGCGCAGGTTCTTCTTCAATAGGAGGTTCAGGTGCTGGCTCAGGAATTAATTCAGGCTCTGGAGCAGGCTCAGGAGCGACTTCGGGTTCTGGCTCAGGAGCAGGTTCAGGTATTGGGTCTGGCAGTGGCTCAGGTTCAGGAATGGGATCAGGCTCGGGCGCAGGTTCTGGGCTGGGATCTTCAACAGGAACGGGTTCAGGGGCAGGTTCTGGTACAGGATCTGGTTCTGGAGCAGGAACTGGCTGAGGTTCTGGTTGAGGCTCAGGTTGCGGAGCAGGCGCTGGTGGATCAGGAGTTACCACAGGCTCAGGTCTAACAACAGGTGGCTCAGGTACTACAATAGGTGTAGGTTCTGGAATAATTGGGGGTTGTAATGTCGCTGTCGAAGTATCAACTACTGTCGGGGTTTCTACTACTACTGTCGTTGTATCTTGGGTTACTGTCACTGAGTCAGTATTTTCAGATACGGGAGTTGAAGTATCGACTGCAGGCGGCGTCGGCGATACAACGGTTGTTGTCTCAGCGACGGGTGCGGTCTCAGTTTCCGATGGAGTATTCACAACAGTGGAAGTCTCAGAAGGAGACGGAGAAGGACTAGGAGTTGGCTCTACTACAACAGTAGGGCTTTCAACTGGCACTGCACCAGCATAGAAACGCAAAGACATATCGGTAACTGATGTGCTTACGAAAGTTCTAAACGCTCCAGCAAAACCACCTTCGCAGAATAATCTAGCAATATCACCCTTACCTTGAAAGAACTGTTCTTCGTTATTCCAGCCAACAATAAAATCTTTTCCAACTCCAGCAGGATCAGCGCAAGTGATCGTTACCTGACCAGTATTTACTGCGTTTGCTGTCGATAAATAAAAGAATGATGTGCCAAATACAAGAAGTAAAACGCTTAATTTTCTACTTGTCTTTCTCGCAAAGAAGGATGTAAATTTGGTCAACGCGGGCTTCCAGCCTTTCAACTTGGTCTTTGACTGATGATCCCCCGTTATTTTTAAGTTCGCTCAGATAGTGCTTAACAAGCCAGCGCACTGATCCAATAAAACTTCCTACTATTGTGGTTACGGCAACTGCTAACGCTGCCCAATCTGTTGCTGTCACTATAAGACGCTCCGCACTGTTACTAGAAGTAGACCACCGAATCCATCAAACTGACCGCTAGGTGGAGTCTTGCGTGAGAAGTCAATGCGCTCAATGATTGCTTGGATACGCTCACCAGTGGTGAAGTCCTGTACGTTTACAATGTCTCCCTGCGCTTCTACTTCTTCGAGAGTTTGAATACGCTCCCACGCACGGCCTTCATATCCAGTTTGCACGTTGTATCTGTCTTTTTCGATATCGTAACACCAGACTGGAAACTGAATCAGTCTCTGGCGCTTAGTGGCAGGTAGTGCTTTTGCTTGGTATCCCTTAAATATAGGGCCTCTACTGGTATCGCTTGCGCTGCGTGAGAGCGTAAACTTGTACGATAGGAACTCTTGTGGGCCTTCTGGGTTAGTTGTAGCAGCCTCTGGCGTTCCAATGCTAGCGTTGTAAGTAATAATATTATAAGTGTTAGAAGTACTATCAATGGATTGAATATCCATAGCGCCGTACGAATAGTCTCCACGCGCGCGGATAAACTTATAGTTCTTAGGTTCTAAAGTTCCGTAACGGATAGCACCAGTAGTTACATATCCTGTAGAAACAAGAGTGCTTGCAGACTCTAAATAAATTGCTCCGTCAGTACTGTCATATGCGGTAGCAAAGGCTAGACGGTTGGTAGTTCCGATAAAGGCGACAGCAGTAGTTTCGTGGGAACCATTTTGAATTCCAATAATGTCATTAGCATAAGCAAAGCGAAGCGCTTCACCTTCAATGAGTTGGCTTAAATCAATGCGAGTAAGTCCTGCGTTAGTTCCTACTCCAGTAGTAGCCCATACGAAACGATCACGAGCAACAAAGTCATACACTGCTTGAGTTGTCTCTACGATTAGTGGGCCATAGGCAAGAGAGCCATCTTGATCGTTAATCTCAGCAACTCGCACACCTTTGCTAGTACCAATCATCATGTAGCCAAGATAGTAATATAGTTTTTCTACTATCTCTCCTGGCGGAAATTCAGCAGCAACAACAGCCTGTGTCAGCACCGGCATGGAGCCGTTAGTGCCTAGCGTGTACTTGTGAATAGTAGAATATATTCCAGAATGTCCAGCAGTATAAATAGCAGGGCCAGAAGCGGCTACGCTTGTGTGATGATAATTTGTGTTGGGATTGGTATAGATGGCGCTAGGCAGGCTTGTTGCGTTAGTTGATAATTCATAGACTATGTTATTAACGCAGAGTACAATACGGTCTTTGACGAACTCCATGGCTGCGTATACAATTTCTATATTTGCATCTTGGAACATCTGGGTAACGTCACCTGTTGCAGATGGGTTAGATGAACCAGTAATTGAGTCACCTGATAGTGGCTTCTTAAACATAGTAATGCGTTGATTACCGCCAACTGTCTTATTAGTTACCCAATAAGCGTTGACTCCATCATCACAGATAGCGAATACTTTGCGGTCAGTTCCAGAGATATAATCAATGTAATGAATTACTGGGTTAGTTACACCAGCACCAACTGGAGATACAGCAGTAGAAGTTACGTTAGATGCTGTCTTAGCATAGGTAAATGTAGTTGCTGTGGGTACAGTTGTAATGCGGTAATCACCATTAAATGTAGCATCTACCCCTGTAATTGTAATAGTCATACCTACTGTAAGTCCGTGGGCTGTAGGTGTAGTAAGTGTTGCTACGTTAGATGTTAAAGCCTTATTGCTAATCGATACAGTAATTGCTGGGTAAATCTTATCTACATCAAACTCATCGTGTAGCAATACACCGTTTACGCCAGACCATTGAATTGAACGTGCGTGTTGTTGAGGATGTTGATGGTCAGTTCCAACTACAGCACCAGTTGTTACGTGAGTATTGGTAGTCTCTTTGAGAAGTGATACCTGTCCTTTAGTCCAGACATCCACGCCTTGAGAGTCTTTGAAACGATATCCAACAGACTCACCAGCAGTAGGATCATAGAAGTTAATGCCAGATCCACCATGGAATGATGATTGAGAACGGATCCACCAACCAGTAAGAGACTGCTCACCAGGTTCGCGTGAGTTATCAAACTGTTCCTTGCGATAAGGTGCAGTTTCTCTTTGGTATGGATTAACATCTGTTGGTGCTAAGAAGAACGGTAGGCCGCCAAAGGCTACGTCATAGTCCTCTGCGTTATTAGTCCAGAAACCTGCAACACCAGGATTACCAATGTTTAAGGGTAAATCTTCCGTGATATCGGGGGTAGCCACTATATCTCCTTAGTAAATTTGTTCTTCTGATTCATCCATGGCATCATCTATGTCCCGTAGTAACGGAACTATGTCTGTTACTAGAGTATCCATTTACTTAGATAGTGCTGCGATTTCGTCAGCAGTCAAACCTAGTGCTGCTAACTTAGCCTGTGCTGATGCCTTAGCAACTTCTGCTGCAGCCTTGGCTGCATCTTCTACTGCTTTTGCTGCTGCAAATGCTGCTGCATCTGCTTCACGCTGAGTGATTTCTTCTGCTGTTAGTTCGCGTTCTGTAACTACTCCTGTTGAGCAGTCAACTTCAATCGCTGTTGGTGTTGTCATTTGTCTCCCTTTCTAAAGGATTCCGTAGAGTGTTGCTGTTGAGTATTGATTCCAAAGTGTGCCAAAACTAGGTGTAATCGTTACTGAATTAATTGCAGAAGTTACCGACCAAAGAGTTGCACCTAATAATTGTAAAGCAGATGTTGCATTGTTTTCATTTACTGTATCTAAAGATACTGATTTATTTGTAGCACCTGCATAATTAGGTATATAAATACTGCCACTACCAAAGGCATTAGTGGTTGCGTTTGCTCCCGTAATTCCTGCAGTATAACTTCCAGAAGTGCTAGAGGCAGCAGCGCTGCCATCACCAAAAAGAAAACGAGTAGTAAAATTAGCCGTTGAACCATTAAAAGCAAGTGTTACGCCATCATTTGCAGCACCTGTGTAGTTTGTGCGCCCACTAAAATCTAACTTCAAATCAGTATAACCTTGTGGTATAGAACTAAAAGCAATACTTGCTGAACCAGCAGAGCCAACTTCTACGGTAGCAATCCTATATAATTGTAGCGCCATTAAGCATTACCTGCCTGTATCCCGTAGAGTTTGAATATAGAACCGTTAACAAAATTGCCTGATGCTACATAAAGAGTAATTGAGTTAATGGCTGCGGTGTTACGCCATAAATTAGCATTTGCCATAGTTTCTTTACTTGCACTATTAAAGCGATTTATTACTGTCTTATAGGTTGAGGTATTTGCATAATCCATATAGTGGATAATTGCATTGTTATCATAAGCCGTTGATGCGTTTGTAGGAAAACCGCCAAGTACCCAGTTTGTAGCATTGCTTTCTCGCCCACTTGAAGCAGCAGTTCCGTTGCCACCAAGGTTTGTTAAAGAATAATTAGAGCCAGTATCGCCATTAACTCTGCCACGAAACCCTGTTTCTGTTGAAAGTTGAAAATTTGCAACCACAATAATGTCTGTGTAAGTGCTTGGGATTGAAGAAAAGGTATAGGTAGAAACGCTGCCAGTTGTTGTATAACTTGCAATCAGCGAATAGGTAGCAGTCTTAGACATTTGTTATCCTCGGATTCCGTAAAGTGAGAAGCGGGAATTTGCCTGTAAATTATTTGACCCAGTTTGTGAAAATAATCTTATAGAAGTTATTCCAGCAGTATTTTGCCACAAGCCAGAAAACAAAGTAATAGTTCCTGAACCGTTAAATTCATTTCCACTTAGAGTTCGTAGTGTCTTAAACTTATTTACATTAGAGTAATCAAGAATATCTATAACTCCAACACCAAAATTTGCAGCATTAGCAGTTGCAGCAGTTAGTCTGCCAACACGCATATCCGCATTTGTTGTTACTGCAGACGCAGACGCGGCTGAACCCTCTCCGCTTAACTGATGATAGGCATAGTTAGTACCAGTATCACCATTTAATTGCATAGCCATATTGTCATCTTGAAAACTTGCTCTAGCAGTTCTAGCAATAAATCTAATTTGTAGGTGCTTATATCCCTGCGGGATATTAGTAAAGGTAAAGTCTGCAACACCACTACTAAGCAAGTTAGTAGCAATCGGCTCCATATAGTAGTTGTCTGCAGATACGGTATCGTACTTAGCCCCTGCTATACCGTTGGTGGTTAGTTTAGTTATGGAAATTTTAGTTACCTGCCAATCTTTCTGGTGCGTATAAAGAAAGAATCTCTATTGCATATGCAACCTTATCGGAAACCCGTTGTCCCTTAGGTTGATGTACAGTCCATAGTTCTAGGTTTTCTATTCTATTATCTTTTTTATCACCATTGATGTGATGAACATTTTCTTTGTCAACCAAAGGGCGACCAAGATGTAAAGACATAATTAATCTATGTTCAGGAATCCTGCCGCTATGGTTTGCATTAGGGTGTTCTGGTGCGGATACTAAAATATATTCACTAGAAGAGTTGACCCACTTTCTTCCTGTTTTTCTATTGTCAGCATCTACATTATTATGATTACGAACTCTACTATAATGCTTAGTACAATAACCTGACGCAAGGTATTTATCACTACATTTATCAACCGTACATTCCAATGGCTTCTTCTCCCTAAGGGGTACTGTTGGGTTTCCATAAGTGCGCCATCTTATGTAGTGTTTATTGCACCAAGTCCTAGCAAATGCTTTGTTCTCACACTCATCTACGGAGCAAGTAACAAAAGAAACTGCACTCAAATTTCTACCCGTATTCCGTAGAGATAGGCTGTGCTGTATTGCTGAATTGTTCCAGACTCAGGAAGAATACTTAATTGATTTATTGCTGCAACATTAGACCAAAGACTTGCATACAAATCCATATAGGAAGTAGTTGCGTTATTCTCGCCTACCGAGTCAGTACTCCAAGACTTGTAGTTGCTAGAAGTGTAGTTAGGAAAGTACAGTTCAACATTAGCAAAAGTGTTAGCAGTATTGCTATTACCTTCACCAGTTGAGATATTTGTATTAGTTCCAGAGCCACTAGATGCGCTAGCGCCGTTGCCTTCTAGATAACGGTAAGTACGGTTAGTTGTAGTTCCGTTAATGTTTAACCAGAAAGCGCCATAGATTTGAGCAATACTTATTCTGCCTGAAATCTTTAATACTAGGTCGGTATAGTTCTGCGGAATATTATTGAAGGTGATGGCTGATGCACCACCAGCACCAACGGTTGTCTCGGCTAGTTTGCTATATGTAAATGCCAATGTAGTCTCCTTAAGCCTTGAGTATGCCGTATAGGGTAAAGGTTGAGCCTGTAACGAATTGGCTGCTTTGTGAAGTAAGGCTGACGGTAGTTATAGCCTCTGGAGTTTTACGCCATAAATTGACGAACGCAGTAACTCGACCACCTGCATCTGATGAGCGTGATATTGCTGTCTTAAAAGTTGTAGTATTTGCATAATTCTGAATGTTAATAATCGTTGGAGTAAAGTTTGTAGTGCTATCCCAACCTGCCACGCCTACGGTTTGAGATGAATAACGAGCAGATGTAGCGGAAGTTCCGTCACCGTAAAGGATAGTAAAACTGTAGTTTGATGCGGTGTCGGAATTGAAAGCCATTTGAAGCGAATTAACCCCTGTTGTGGTGTTCTTAGTGTTAGCGACTAAAACTAAGTCTGTGTAGGTCGCAGGGATACTGCTGAAAGTAACTGTGGCAGTATTGCTGCCAAGTGTTGTAGTCGCTATCGGTGTGTAAGTAATTGGCATTTAGAGTATCCCATACAGAGCGAAGGAAGAGTATTGAGCAAAATTACCGACTTCTAAAGTAAGGTTAACCGCGTTAATTGCTACTGTTGTATCAAACAGTTCAGAGAATAAAGCAATATTTCCTGAACCGTTAAGGTCATTTGCTGCTAAAGAACGAGTAACTTTATTTTTATTAGTATTGGCATAATCCAAAATATCTATTACAGCAACAGAAAAAGCGCTTGCTAATTGACCCGACCCTAATCCCCATCCAACTTGGTTTGCTGTCTGACTACCTGCTGATGCTGTCGCACCATCACCATAAAGATAGTGGCTTCTGACTACATTTACTGTGCTGTTTATAGATAAAAACAATGCTCTTAAAGAACTATCTGTTCCTCTTGCTATACCGCGAATTTGTAAATGTTTATAGGTGCTTGGGATTGAACTAAATGTAATAGTTGATTGACCACCAGCACCTACAGTTACGGTCTGAATAGACTCATAACTTCCAGGCAGGATGACAGGATTGCCAGCGAGAAGGTTTCTATTAGTTGAAGGCCCCTGTGCGATACTAGAGGTCTTTGCTCTAGTTATAGACAATTAGGACTCGTCTCCGTAGGCGTGGAATGAGATGTTTGCAGTTGAAGCATAGACAGTTACTACGTCTGTAGTAGCAAGTGTAATGCCTAGAGTCAAAGCAGTAGTATCTGCAGCACCCACAGCAACGTCATAGGCTACATAGTGAACAGCAGCCAGAGTTGCACCACCAGGGCGTACAGCAACGCGGAAGGTTGCAGCAGTAGATGCTTGGTTGCATATTGTGAGAGATGAGATAACTGCT